AGATCTCCTGCCAGATGAACTGCCGCTGGAAGTCGCCGATGAACCAGTCATCGGCCTGGCTGTAGCGCGAACCCGCGATCCCGGCCAGGTAGTCGAGCAGCGGGCTCGACAGCAGCTTGAGCCCGGGCGCGATCTGGTTCAGGACGCTCGGCCCCTCTTCCTGGGTGCCGGGCGAGGCGGCGATGTTGCCCGCCCGCTGGCTGGTGGCGGCGAGGATGCGCGCGAAGCTCGCCATCTTCTTCCGCGCGGTCAGGATGACCTTGGGGTTGAAGATGATCGGCAGGCGCTCGGCCACGATGGCCCGGTCGTCCTTCAGGTTCGCCGCGGCGAACTGGAGGATGGTGTCGATGTTGGTCCAGTCCGCCCCATTCAGTGCGGCGGCCGAGTAGTAGTTGCTGTTGCCCGCCGAGTAGAGCGCCGACGCGGTCCCGCTCGGCCGGAAGATGTCCTTGTACCCGGCCGCGCCCGAGCCCACGTCGATGACGCCGGAGAGGATCGTCAACTCCCGCTCCTCGGCGGTCATCTCCCCGAGCCGCTGGGCCCGCATCAGGATCTGGCCCGTCTGATCGAAGAAGATCGCCTCTTCCGTCACCTCCAGGATGCGGCCCTTCTTCGAGGTGTCGGTCGTGACGTACTTCTCCTGGAATCCGCTCTCCTGGTACGGCATGCCCTCGGGGACTTCCGTCGGGCCTTCGAGCGAGGTGAAGCCGACGATGCGCTCCTGCTTCAGCTTCGACGGCATGGTCGTGACCAACTGGTCGCCGATCATCGCCGTGGCCTGATAGGCCTCGATCACCTTCGCGGCGATCAGGACGCCGACCGCCGACGGGAAGGCCGTGCTGTCGACGGCCTCCTGGAGGGTGAGGTAGTTGAAGCGTCCCTCGCGTGCGAAACCCGGGAGGCTCTGCTCGCACGGGCCGTTGAACGCCTCCCACAGCGACCGCAGGGAGAAGTCCTCGGCCTTCACCTTGGGCACGGACTTGCCCTGCTGATCCTTGCCCTCCAGCAGGTCGGTCATGAGACCGACGAAAGCCCGCGTGCTCCCGGCCGCGCGGTGGATGTCCTTGATGTCTTCCGTCTTCAGCATGGCTGACCTTTCCTCCTGGTGTCAGGCTCGTGGGGGCGCGGGCCCCCACGGCCGTGGTGGACCTGCCTGGTGCTAGCTGGTCAGGAACTGCCGCGGGCCTGCGCCCGACTCGTGAATGCCGTTGATCTGGAACTCGACGACGCCGCTGACGGCGGCGTACCGGCGATGCGCCTTGCCGATCGCGACCTCGCGGCTGAGGCCTGCGAAGTCCTGCGGGTCGGCCCCGAGCGCGCCCTTCGCCACGACCTGGGCGTAGAGCTTGTTGCCCGAGGGGTCCTTGACCGGCACGATCAGATCGCCGATGTCGAAGGTGTAGGGCGTGTCGCAGGGATAGCCGAAGACGCCCGCGCCCGCGATGCGGATGCCGTTGCCCTCGGTGCGGCCCGGGTTGTTCGGGTCGTGCGCCGACATCGCGACGCCGAGGAAGGCCTCGGCCACGCGCGCCCGCGTGCCGTCCGCGCTGCCCGTCCAGGCGGAGGTCGACGAGAACGGCCGGGCGACGCCGCCCGCCACGCCCGTCAGGCCGCGGCGGTCGTACCACATGAGGTCGCCGACCGCGACGGCCTCGTCCGGGGCCTGGTACTCCTTGACCGACTTCGGATTCGCCATCGCATCCCAACGCGCGCGGTAGCTCATTTCGTACCTGCCTTTCCTGTCACCGGAGCGGGGTCGCGGTCAGAGCTACCGCTACTGCCGTCCGGAAAGGGTGGCGCCCCGTCAGTCCGTGAGGACCAAAGCCCGCCGTTGCGGTGTGGGCCGCATATCGGGCACCCGTGAGGGCGGGGCGTGAAGGAATCACGGACCCTACGACTCGGTGCCTGCGTCGAAGGCGGTGATGAGGCTGATGGCGCCGTAGACCTCGCCGTTCAGGTCGACGGTCACCGTGTCCACCGCCTCCGTGATCTTCTGGTCGGGCGGGAAATAGACCTCCCCCCACTTGATGCCGCGATTGGCGACACCCTGGGGATCGGTCCACAGGACCTCGACGTTCACCGTGTGCTTCTCCGAGTCAGAGAAGGGCGGGGTCGTCGCCAGGATCTGGCCGAGCGGATCGCTGTTGCGGATCTGGGTCGTCGACTTCGACGACAGCCAGGAACGCCCGCCGATGTTCTTGAAGTTCACGCCACCTGGCGTCTTGATGATCGTCAGGATCTTCGAGAAGTTCGGCTCCGTATTGGCCAGCCGGAAGTTGCACGAGAACGGCAGCGGCGCGAGCAACGGATCGTCGGGCGGACTCACGTAGTGGCTATCCGCCGTGAAGCGCCCGCGGTCGAGCACGAGCGTCTCGCCCGCGCGCGCACGATCCACCGGGCCCGTCACCGCGCCGCGGAACGGCACCTCGAAGAAGTAGGGCGGCGTGTTGCCGGAGTAGAAGCGCAACTGGCCGACCTTGATGTAGTAGCTCTGGAAAGCCGACATGGTGGCCTCGCCTCCTGGCTAGCGGGTGACCGCGGCGGCCAGCCGGGCGTGGATGCCCTCGGGCAGCGCCGGGGTGCCGTCGTGCCCCTCGGTGAGCGTCTCGGGCTTGCCGTCCGAGCGCGGACGCTGGCCGCCCGGGATCGCCTGCAGTCCGGCGAGCCGGTCGTCCATGAGCGCGCCCCACTTGGCCTCGTCGGCTTCCATCAGGGTGCCGACGAAGGTCTCGGAGACGACCTCCTTGACCTTGCCGAACTTCTTGCCCAGGTCGTGCTTGTCGATCGACTCCTGGAGCTTCACGCGCTTGGCGGCCACGGCCTCCTTCGCGGTGAACTCGTCGACCTTGACCTTCAGGCCGTCCCGCTCCTTGGTGATCGTGTCCACCGACTCCTGGAGCTTGGTGGCCGACTCCTGGAGCTTGACGTGGTCGCTCTTGGGCACGAGGCCCAGGAGATCGCCCACCTGCTGCTGGACGTCAGCGTGCTCCTTCAGGTAGGTCGCGATAGTCCCGGCATTCAACTCCATGTCCTTGGCCTCCTGTGTGGTGGTGACGACGGCCTCGACGGCCGGATGACTTGCGGGCGTGAGTCGCCGCGTGGCGATGGGCGTCGCCGCGGGGATCTCGGTCTGCACCAGCCGGAAGGCCTCGGTGGCCTCCTGGAGCGCGTCGATCTTGAAGCCGTGGGCGGCGGCCCAGCCCTGCACCGCCTCGGCGTCCTTCCATTCGGGGCGCGGGAAGATCAGGCTCCCGACCGTCCCGATCTCCGCGAGCACCTTGAACACATCGTGATCGACCCGGAGGAAGTCGGCCCGCGCGACGTCGTCGGTTCCCTTGGACTCGAAGAGCCCGCGGGTGCTGGCCGGATCGCTGACCAGATCGCCCGAGCGCAGGGCGACGATCTCGTCGACCACCTCGGTGTCGCCTTCCATACGCACCAGCCCCTTGGAGACCAGGCTGTTGCCGACCTGATCGCCGAGCCGGTCGGCGAGCGACAGGACCCAGGGCGCGGCGTGCTCCAGCAACTGGAGGTCGCTCATCACCCGGTTCGTCGCCATGTCGTAGCGCACGTTGACGTGGCGGCCGATCAGGTCGCGCACGTCCCGCGGCTTGAAGGCCTGGTCGGGCGCCACATGATTGGCGAAGGCGGGGAGCCCTTCGGCCATGGCGGCCACCTGCTGGAGCGCGTTGGCGCTGTACTTGCGCTTGTGGTGCGGGCCATTCGAGGACGAGCCCGTGATGAGCGTGGTGCCCTCGATGGTGTTCGTCTCGCGGTTGAGCTTGCCTGAGCGGATCGGCGCGATCGGCCGCGACTCCACGAGGGCCACCGCCTCGGCCATCACCGCTTCGCGCGCCTCCTGGGTGGTGACCGGGTTGAACTCGGCCGTGACCTCGACCGGCTCCCCCTCGATGACCGCCTCGGTGCCTTCCATGTGGTAGGCCACCTGGTAGAGCCCGCCGTCCTCGCCCGCATAGACGGCGGAGCCGGGGAAGGTCGCGAGCACCTGGTGCTGGGGGGCCGCGTCGCCGGGCTCGTCGCCGTCCTCGATCTCGTTGCAGGAGTCCTGGACGGCCTGGATGATCGCCTCGAAGGAGAGCGTGCCGT